TTCCACTAAATGTCGTAGCAGTACAAGTGCCAGTAATACTTACACCACCTGAAGCAGTAGATAATTTCACTACATTATCAAAAAATAGGTCTACTGAACTATCAACATTAGCATGGATCATTGCTTCGCCAGTATATTTTGAAATATTTACTTTAGAACTACCTCGTAAAATTAAATCCCCAGTTCCAGTATCATCTATATATGAGTGAGAACCATCATGGTATATTTCTAAATCACCACTATCGCCAAGTTTAATTTTACTATCATCACTTAATATTACATTATTATTAAATGTAGCAGTACCAGCATCTGACATATCAAGTGTAAGGGCACTTATTTCTGAACCACCATCATTGCCTTTGAAGATAATATCTTTATCTTGTGCAACAGATACAATATCAAAATTAGTTGAATTATTTGCAAGTCTACCAAAAGTTGTGCCACCATCTTTTAAAAAAACTCTGCCATCATCTACATCAATAATTAAATCACTTGCTATATCTAGTGTTAAATCACCACTAGATAAGTCAATCTCTGTTCCATCTATGGTTATATTATCTACAACAACTCCAGCATTTGCAGTAAGAACGCCAGTAACACCTAATGTTCCACCAACTGTGGCAAGTCCACCTATTGACACATCATCTGTTACAGTTAAATCATCTTGTACTTTTAAATCTACTACATTTAAACTTGCCATTGCATCAACAACTGCGGCACCACTTCCAGCACCATCTAAATACACAACTTTTGTATCACCATTAGGTATTGTGACAGTCGCTCCAGATCCTTGTTTAATTGTAATAGATTGAGATCCAGTAGTAGCGTTTTCAATATATTGTAATCTACTAATTGTATTTGGTGCTATTGTTAGTTCTCTAGTTGTGGATAAAGTTGCAGAAGAGGTAACCTTAAAGTACATTGATCTAGCTGGGTCTGTCGCACCATCTGCTACTGTAGTGGTAGCATTCGCATCAGAAGAAAAACAATCTTGTGTACCAAAACTTAAACCCTCACCAATCAGTTCAAGGTTTGTGTTAGTTATATTACCCCATGTGCCACTAGCATCTCCAGTGCCAAGTTCATTTAACCTTAAATCATTAACGTAAGTACTAGCCATGTTTTACTCCTAGTCAATTCTAATAATAGCATTTGCTCCAGCCGCAGGAAAAACAATTCTAAATGTTCCAGATGCTACTGTAAAATCTCCACCAAAATCTAAAACTGCTATTGCTTTATCTGAATTTGAATTATTATATATCAATGCACCTCTTGCAGTAAATGAAGCACTAGTCCATGTTGGATCATCAGCGTCAAAATGTGCAGTTGTGCCAGTAGTTGACACTGCTTTACTTGTTAATGCTACCCCACCTGCCGAGTACCCACTACCACTTATTTCGTTACTCGTGCTATATGCAGTAGTAGATGCACCTAAACTTGCGGAACTTGTAAATAAAGCAATTTTTATTGTATCAGCCACTAAATCGTGTTGTTCATCTAAAATTTCAGCCTTAAATGAAGTACACATTGCTTGTGTTATTGCCATTGTTAAATACCTCCTTCGTATTCTGCTTGATAATTACGTTGCATTTCTTGCTGAAACAATGCAATTGATTCATCAAATTGTGCTTTGTACAAGTTTACACTATCAGGTGCTTTTAAGAAAGCAGAACTTTCATATAGACAAGCAGACAGTAAAACTTGCTCTGCATTATCTCCTACCCAATTATTTGCATTTGTGGAAGATAAACCAGTTTCTAAACCTATAAAATCAATTTCAAAAGCTAGAGTTGCAGAAGGCACTGGTGCTACAAGAATTTTAACACCTGAAGTAGTAGCCTTTTTGGTTGCATACATAAATGGTGTTCCACTTGTACTAGCATTTGGAGCAAAATCTCTTAAATAACTATCAACCCTATGTTTTAAAAAAATTACATCACTATCAGCTTTTGTAACTGCTACTTGCCTAATCATTCTAGCATTTGCAACATCGTACTCTTTTGTACCTATAACAAAATTGCCAGTTAGTTGTCTTCTATAACATGGCAAATTAGGCAATCTAGCAAAGATCATACTTTCTGCTTGTTTAATTATCTCTGGTATTGATGTAGAAAATTCTGTTCCATCATCTTCTATAAAGTTTTTAATATTAGTTTCTAATTGTGTAAAATTCATTTAATTACCCCATGTTCCTGAACCCCATGTACCTTCAGCCCATGATATATCTATTTCAATAGAAACAGTGCCAATTGCCCCAGTTCCTGCTAAACCAGTCTCGTTAATTGATACTTGAACATTTGCACCATCTGTTTCTCCAAATGTGCCTAAACCACCAGTGCCTTCAACTCCAGATGAGTTTGATTCTAATTCAATTGCCTCTGTACCAATTGCTCCAGTACCAGCAACGCCAGTTGCATCAGCATCTCTTGATATACTTATGGTTTCAGTACCAGTAGCTCCAGTTCCAGCAACGCCAGTTTCAGCTATTTCAAGCTCAACCACTTCTGTGCCAGTAGCTCCAGTTCCAGCCACACCACTAGGATTTACATCTTGTGATATAACAATTGTAAAGCTACCAATCGCACCAGTTCCTGCCAGACCCGTTACACCTACACCCGCAGATGCAGTTCCAATAGCTCCAGTTCCAGATACTCCAGTCAAAGTTGGTGTAGATATATCTATGTTGACAAACCCAATAGAACCAAAACCAGCTATACCAACACCAATTTGTGATCTTGCAACTTTTGATGTAAAAATGTTTTGAGTAAAACCATACATGATAGTTACATTTTCGGGATCATTGTCCGGTCTAGGATTAAATAATGCAGTAGCGTCTACAACATTTTTGGCTGGAGTAAGTTGTGGGTGCTTTGGATCATACTCAGATGGCTCAACTCTAAGATTATCCCAAGTAGTTTTCAGTTGGGTATAAGGAACTTTTGCTCCACTTATATCGCTTATAGCTTGTGATTTTTTGCCTGATGCATATCTAGCCATTATCTTAAATTAAGTCCTGTGGGTTGTAATTTCAAAGAAACTCCATCATTGTCATTTGAAGATGCATACTCAAACGCCTCCATATACAATTGTTTTAACAAAGGAAATTTGTCTGGAGCAAACTTTACTGATAGTTTACTTGCTAACCCAGCACATATACATTCTGTCCAAGCGTAAGGTATATCTGTATCTTGATTTGATAAAGTAATATCATCTTGTTGTGTCATTGCCCAATAATTTAACCTATAAGTGCTTATGTCTGGGGTTTGCCACACAAATATTTTGTAGATATTATTAGATCCAGTCTGTCTACCTTTATCTAACATATATTGATTGGGTTTGCCAGTACTAGATTTGTTTGGTATTTGATTGTATTCAGATATCGTTACTCTATTTAGGATTGTATCAGTTCTAGTTGATTCAGCACTGTCATATATAACAACATCTAAAAAATCTAAAACACCCGCTGGTAGATCATATGAACTTGTACCGGCTGCCAGATTTAGTGTGTTTTGCGATACAGTCCAATAGTTTATTCCACGATTTGCCCATTCTGAAAAAAGTAAATTAAGGCTTCTACGAGCAGATATGGCTTGATCTCCAGACCTTGTCTGAATATCAAGTCCACATCTCTCATAAGCCTCAGTAATTATTTCTTCAACATTTGGTCTAAATGCTACTGTTCCAGATGTTGCCATAGCACTCTCTAATACTTTTTAGTCATAGTTAACACTATTTGATACGAATCACCCGCACCAGCACCAGTCGTAGTAAAAAATATATCACCAGTTCCATTTGTACCAGTTTGTTTTGTGTTAGGTAAACCACCTACATCTGTATAATCTACCTCACCACTTTGACCCTCATCAAGATTTAACATAATAATATCTGTATCTGCATCTGCTAAAACTTGTACAGTCATGCCTTTAACAACCCAAGTGCACTTTGTAATCTTGACACCAGTACATGAACTGCCATTGGCATTTTTTTGTAATGTTGAAACATCAACCTTTTTGACTGCAGATTCATTTCCAGTATCTACATATTGATATTGAAATGCCATTACAATTTGCCGAGTATTTTCAGAAAGAATGGTGCTTGAAGTTATATCAGCCATTTACTTCTCCTATTAAGATGCGGCGTCATAACCATGTATTGTTATAATTAATCTTCCAGCAGTATAAGTAGCATCAGTTGCTGATCCAGCTACTAAGTATAAATACTGATCTGCGGCTATTGTGCCTCCAGCTACTCTAGATCCAGCAGAAAGATCACCACTATTTATAATTTGTGTCTCTGTCAAATCTCCAATTGCACTATCTTCAACACCAGTTGCTTCTGTAGCTGAATATAAATCAATGTCTGGATCTCCACCCGCAGGTGTTTCAAAACACTCCATAGTAACACCAAAAACTACACCAGTATCTGCAGTTGTTACTCTACCTATGTAAGCAACTCCACTACCAGCCTTACCTATAATGTCATCTGCACCACTTGATGCTAATCCAGTTAAATCAATCATGATTGTAGTTTTAACTAAATTTACATTTGTGTCTGTGTCGCTTTTGAATCTCTCAACTTGTGTAATATAGGTTTCAGCAGTGCCTTCTATTCCAGCACCAGTTGCGGCTTCTGTGCCCATTTTGTTACCACTAATGATTGTAATAGCACCAGTAGTTGCATTTTTTGAAACTTGTTCAAATCCATTTATAGATCTAACGGGACCTGTAAAAGTTGTATTAGCCATGTAAATTCTCCTTGTCTTGGCTATTGTCTACTTTCGTAGTCAAGGTTAATTTTAAAAGAGAGGGTTTCCCCTCTCTTTACACTAGGTTATTAAGCGGCACCTTCTGTACCAAAAATTCCACGCCAATCAGTAAAACCAAAAGAATATCTTTCTCTTACTTTATAACGTACATTTCCAGTTTCAAAGTCACCTTCCATTCCCTTTTTCATAGGACTTCTTTGGAACATCTTTAAGCCATCTGGCACATCTGTCTTGATAAAGAATGCATCACTGTCAGTAAGTCTCCTCATGATATGGTAACCTTGAGGTAAGTAACCACCAGATCTAATTGCATTTATATCATTGTCTGCAGTTCCAGTTCTTAGTTGGCTCTCCAACAATCTTTCAGCTACGAAAGTATATGCAGTAGGAATAATTAACATTGTTCCTTGTGCGGCGATCCTAAGACCACGCTCATCTTTCATATCTGCGATTTGTATCAAAAGTGACTCTAATGAGGTTTCTGATAAGTCAGCCGCAGTTGCCAAAGTATTACTTTGATTGCCATTTTGAGTTGGGTGTGAGGTGCTTAATAATGCAACTCCATCACCACCAGCATATACACCAGCAGATGTAGCGTTATTTAATACAGTTGCGGCTTTGATCTCTTTGGTTGTAGCCATAGATCTAGCTAAAGCCTTTGTGTATCTTGATGCGATTGAACCATAAAGTCCATCTTCTTCTGCCTCTTCTGTTATTGAAAAAGCTAACGCTATAGTTTCATGCTGATATCTAGCAGTCCACTGTTGAGAAGCTGAGTCGTATGATACGCCAGCACCTTCTTCTTTAGTTGGAGCAGAACCAAATCCTGTCAACAATACATCTTCTTCAAATGCCTTTTGTGAAGTGTTTGCTTCAAAAACTGCTTCATACTCTGGTGGATAACTATCGTACTCAAGCCCGAACAAGGTATTTAAACCTGGCTCAAGCATTTTTGCAAATTGTGCTCTATTCATTGCCATTGTTCAAATCTCCCTATATTCCAGCACTATCTTTGAGCAAGTGCTCATTGATTAGTACTTCCATGATTGCATTAGTTCCAAAAGCGTTGTCAGGTGCATCGTAAAGTCCTAAGATTTTACAAGTAGCAGTTCCTGCCGCCATTGTTCCTGATAATTCAAAGCCTGATTGACCAGTGCTTGTTGATCCAGTTCCAGCAACAATGTCACAACAATTCATAACATTGGTCTGTGCTGGAGTACCAGCAGATTGAGCTTTGAAAACTGTATATGGATCATCATATACATATGCCTTAATATCTGTCGCAACTGTGCCACTGGGCCAGTATTGCGAAAATACATAAGATCCATCACTAGCAGTGTATGATACTCCACCAAATACGCCTATATTATTTGTCTCTGTAGCAGTGTGAGGTGTAATAACACCATCTGATGTTACGATAACCACATCTCCAGTGAAGATGTTTTCAGCTAATCCTGACGTAATAGTATAAACATTGGCTCTTGAGTAACTGTTACCACTAAGATGACGTACGGGTGTTAACCCAAAAGCGGCGTCTACATTTGCCATTTTTCACTCCTTAGTAAAAGTTAATCATCCATAGCAGACACTTGTCTGCCACCACTTACTGAACTTTTTCTTTCTTGATGAATTTTGTGTCCAGTCTTTTCGCTTAAAGCGTGGAGATCATTAGCCAGTGATTGATTTTGCTCTCTGCTCTTGCCCGCATAATATTCTTTCATCTGCCGATGTTTCTCAATTGGCATTTCGCATAGCAACATTCCTTCAATGCCTATACAACCTTCCCATTGTCCATGATTAATAGTCGGAAACAACTGATTCTTCACAGTACTCGCAGGTCTAGCTATCCACCCTTCTCGCATTCTTTTGAATACGTTATCAGGTGTGTCCTTTCCCTGTATTGACGTAGCTACCCATCTTTGCACATATCCCGGTCTTGCTTCCGGTGCATCTAACAAAGCTGGAGGTGTCCATGTTGTTTGAGGTCTAGCCTCTTCATCACGAACATTTTCTCTAATTTCTTGTGCTCTAACATTTCTCTTCTCAGTCATATCTATCTCCCTTGACTTTTTTGTATTTCAGTGGCGTATTTTTTCAAACTCGCCTCATCATTAATTCCAAGTTCTCTAGCCATCCTAAGTTGATCCTGTGTCATTCGCACTCTATTACCTTTATAAGAAGAGCCACCCGCAGAAGGTGTTACTATATTACTGCTTTTTACCTTCTTCTTACTTTCAGTAATCTCATTACTAGATACTAACTCTGGGAAAACCTTTTGTAAACGACTATTTAAATTATCATAATATTCTTGGCTATTTTTATCAAAGCCTTCAACGTCAAGTTGAACATCAATTGCTCTTGCAGCGGCACTTTCTTTTTCGTAACCTTTTGCATTAAACCAAGAGTTTTCACTCCACCATTTATTAGCTAAAGCAGGTGTATCAACTTTCTTTGAGGTTTGTGTAGGTCTAGGTGTAGGTGTAGTTCTTTGCTGAATTGTACTATGTAATTGACCCGCTCTAATCGTGGCTCTCATATCAGCTAACTGATCAGTAAACTCTGCTTGTGCCTTAGTATCACCTTCCTCAATTGCTTTTTCTAATGCTTGTCTTGTTAAATCAAAGCGTTTTTGAAAGTCGTTTTGTGCAAGGTTTTGATCTCTTTGCACATTTTGTTGCTCTAATCTTTCTAGTCGTTTCAGTAGTTGTGCATTACTTTCTTGCAAATCTTTTGTTTGTTGCTCTGCCTCTCTACGTTGTCTAGTTAGTCTATCTATTTTTCGTTGTACATTATTACTGTAAGCCTTTTTTTGTTCTTCTGTTAGCTCTTCTTTTGTTGTTTGTTCCTCTTTCGCTTCTTCTTGTTCTTCAGTAATTTCAATCTCTAAAGGACTTTCATCACTAAGTTTTTGTTTTGTTTCTTTTATTTCTTGTTGTATTTCATCTATTATTGGATTTGGATCTTGGTCTTGCATAATGTCTACTCCTTATAAATATGCAGTTACTTCTGTGCCTTTTGGCAAGATAGATGTTATCTCGTCATCATT